AACTTGGCAGAAAAGATCTGCATGACGGTCAGGGGCCACGTCCAGAAAGGCAGCACAAAATACCGGACAGGTGCAAGGGAACGAAATGATTGCTGGGTCTATCAGGCGGTGGCCCAATGAAGGCGCTGGAAGCACAGGACATTCTGGAGGAAGCGATAGCGTTAATCAATGGCAACCGCGCCGAAGATTATGGTGACGCTCAAAGCAACTTTCAACACATGGCAGATCTGGTAAATCTAATCATCAAAAAAGCTGACGGCAAATTAAGCGCATCCGACATGGCATTGGTGATGATCCAAGTGAAAATTGCAAGGCTCCAAGAGACCCCGGATCATGAGGATAGCTGGACAGATATTGCGGGTTATGCAGCACTGGGCGCTCAGGTTGCCATCACAGGGCCTGAGAGGCTACCCACAGCGCCATCTGAGGTTAACGGTAAGGGTTCCATAGGTCCGAACGATATACGGCCTGAGAACCGCGATTATTCACAGGGTTAAATTATGGTCAAAAAGAAGAAAAAAGCCAAGCCACTGAACGAGGCGCGCAGCCGTGCTGATCATGGTACGCCAGAGGCCATGCGACAGGCAGACGGTGTGCAGTTTGAGACAGTGGATGGCGGCAGGTTAGGCAGCGTCAAACGTGCCTACATCAGCAGGCAAACGCCAATGGACAGGTACAAAGCGCGAGGGCTGGTGACACAGCGCCAATACGATGCAGCACATGCGTTCTACGTGCTGTACGATAAGACGCGACAGGCTGGCAGGGTGACGTCAAACTATGACAGGATCATCGTCGATGGTGGCAGTGGTGGCGGGATTAACGAGTATGCCTTCAGCGACTACATTGCGTTGAGCCAGAAGCTGGGCATGGATTACGTCAGTGTGGTCCGGGCTGTGGTGGTTGAATGTGAGAGCGCAGGTGATTGGGCCAAGCGTTACAGATTGCCCAGCAGGATGGGCATTGAAAAGCTGCGTGATGGCTTGGACAAGCTGGCGAAGATCATGGGCGTGTCGTGAGGGCGGCAGTTGGTGATGAAACAGCAGAACGCAGGTAACGTTTGTGTTAAGCCGCCCTCAACGCAGTGATAGCATAATCGCGACTAAAACTAAATATGCTGCATACAAATATAATCTATTGACCGATCAACACCTGATGTGCCAATCGGTGATACAATAGCTTTCCCTGTGTTGGTTAACTGGCGTCCCTTTTGGGGCGCTTTTTTTTGTTTGGAGGGTCGCATGATTAAAAAATCAAAGACCGTCAACAAACGTGTCATGCAGAAGATTGTAGACAAGCTGGCTGAAGGCATAACGCTGACTGAGATCTGCCAAGACGCATCAATGCCATCGTATCGCAGCGTGACACGCGCTGTGCAATTAGATGAGGAACTCTGGGAACTGTACCGCAAAGGCCGAGTGCAACAGGCTGAGTTCTACACCGACAGGATCAACCAGTTGGCTATGTCACCATTGCCTGACGTGGATGACCAGCGCAAGCTACATGCCGAGGTCAACAGACGTAAGCTAGAGATTGAAACGCTGAAGTGGACAACAGCAAGGAACCAGCCTCACGGCGTGAGGGACAAGAAGGAAGATGCACCACAACAGCAAGCCATCACAATATCATGGGCTGGTGGTGACGTTGACGTGAGCGCAGATGGTGCTTAAAAGTCCTGTATATCAGTCATCCAGCGTGGCCGAACTACGCGCGCAAAACTCGGCATCAATTGCCTCCCATCATTGTCATAATGATAACTCGCAGCGCTCGAAACATCTAAGTTGTTGTAAACAAACGATAACACTGTTAACATAATATCGATTATGCGAACAACAACACCTTATGGCTGTTTTCAGAAATCCCAAACCCCACCCCCGCGATAAATTTCCGCCCCTTCTTATAGCGTAGAACCCGACCTGAGAATGCACACATCCACTGCCAGCGGAGGCCGTTTTCTGTGGAACTTAACCAAGCCAAACCCCCGGTCATTTATGTAACCCGCCCACCTGATAACCCTGATCTCTTTGTGTTTGACTGTGAGCGATGCGGCCAGCAGCACACACACGGCGCTGTTGAGGGCCACCGTGAACCCCACTGCTTTGATAATTACCCTGACGGCTACGTGCTGAGGGAGCGTTAACCCCTGTGGAAATCGTAATCCCATATGCGCCACGCCCATTGCAGGCCAGCTTGCATGACGAGATGCAGGCGAAACGGTGGGGTGTTGTTGTAACTCATCGACGCTTTGGCAAAACCGTGTGGGCCATCAATCACATTCTGCGTGACTGCTTGATGTCCAAACATGCGCGCCCCCGGTACGCCTACATTGGCCCCAGTTATAAGCAGGTTAAAGCTACTGCATGGGATTATCTGAAAGAATTTGCTGGCGGCATTCCCGGCGTTAAGTTCAATGAAACTGAACTCCGCTGCGATTTACCCACTGGCGGCAGGATCAGCCTGCTTGGAACTGAGAATTTCGAAAGTCTGCGCGGCTTATACCTAATGGGCTGCGTGATGGATGAGTACGCCAGCATTCCTGAGTCAGTGTTTCCAGAAATAATCAGGCCAGCCCTCAGCGATTACAAAGGTTGGTGTTGTTTTCTCGGCACACCCCAAGGTCACAACGCGTTCTTTGATCTTTATGAGCAGGCCAGCGCTGACGATGATTGGTTAAACGCAATTTACAAGGCCAGCGAAACCGAGTTGCTGGATGAGGAAGAGTTAACCGCCGCCCAGCGCATGATGAGCGAAAGCCAATATCTGCAAGAATTTGAGTGCAGCTTCAACGCCAATGTTCCCGGCGCAATCTACGGCAAGGAACTTGAGACAGCGCAAGCCGAGGGCAGGGTCTGCAACGTGCCTTATGACCCAAGCTGCAAGGTTGACACGTTCTGGGATCTTGGCGTGGGTGATAGCACGTCGATCTGGTTTACCCAAACTGTCGGCAGGGCAATCCACGTCATCGATTTCTACGAAGCGCGCAACGAAGGCTTGCCGCATTATTGCAAGATGCTGACTGACCGGCGGTATGTTTATGGCGATCACCATGCCCCGCACGACATTGAAGTCAGAGAGTTGGGCAGCGGTAAATCACGGCGCGAGGTTGCTTGGGATCTTGGCTTGAATTTCCGCGTGGTGCCTAAGCTACCCCTTGAGGACGGCATTCACGCCGCACAGATGCTGATACCCCGTTGCTACTTTGATCGCGAGCGCACCAAAGACGGTTTAGAAGCATTGCGACAATACCACCGGGCGTACAACGAGCGCACCAGATCTTTCCGCGCATCCCCTGTGCATGATTGGTCTAGTCATGCGTCAGATAGTTTTAGATACCTTGCCGTTGGAATGCGGCAACCCCGCGATCACCAGCGTGTTCCGCAGCGTCAGGCTGTCATGGAATACAACCCCTTCGCTGCATAAGGAGATATAGACATGGCGAATGGCAAACGAGAAGAAAAGTCCACGCTGGGCAAAATCGCTGATAAAGCTGGCGATTTTTTCAGCAGCATGGCGAATGACTTTGCGATTGGCGTTGGCTTAAAGGACGATCCCGGCCCAACACCGCGTGATGATATGGCGGGAAGGCAGTCATCTTACCAGCGCCGCACAGAAGCAACGATGGATCGTGAAAAAAAGCGCAACGCTGCATCCGGCGAGAGCACATTACCAGCACAGGCCGCAGCGGCCCAGCTTGCTCAGGCTAACAGAAACCTTGCTGCTAGAAGATCTGCCATGAGCATTGGCGCAGTAGGCGCTGCCCCATCTGTGCCAGATCCGAATGCCATTGGCGAGACTGAGCAAGCCCTGCTTGACGCGCAGAAAACAGGCCGTTCATCCACGATTTCTACCAGCGCCGCCGGGTTGCTGTCTGACGAGGCTGACACCCGCAAAAAGCGCAGCCTTATGTCTGGATTATTATCATGATGTACAAAAAGAAAAACATCGCTGGCGAAATGGGCGCACGGGCATCCCAGCCTGCCAAGCGCCGCCAGACTGTTGACCCACTTGAGCGCGCCAATCAGAAGATGGAAGGCCGTATGCAGGGCGGTAATCCCAAGAAGGCCAAGCGCAAGTCAATGATGAAT